TGTACAGAATAATAAACCTGTTCCTTAATGTTGTAACCGTAGTGATACCCCATTACATCCAAAATCTGATCTAAAGTGGCCCCCCAAGTTCCATCATTATCTCCAGCAATAATATCTTCTTGAGCTGGGACGATCTCGCCTGTCACATCCTTGTATGCGCCAGTACGCATCACAAAAGCCCACCCTTCTTCAACGCTGTCTTGTTCTTTAGCTACAGGTTCTTCGATGAACTCATAACGAGTATTCATCAACTCAGTCCATTTATTTTTCAGATACTCAAACATACTTTTTTCCTTTTTAGGTTGGTTAATCACAAAAAAATATTCTTCCAGCGTTATCGCGTTAAGTGTCATGAAAGTCTCCGTCCATTGGGTGATATACGACATACTTAGTCTCAAAGATCCCGTTACCGTAGTCCTTAATGACTTCAGATGTCTCTATCATTCTACACCCTAATCTAGGATGATCTGTTACGTACACTTTGTATCCCTTAGTCCAGTCTGGAATGAACATAGGAGGTTTATAGTGAACTATCAGTTTCGCCATGCAACTCCTTGATAGTTGGAAACTCAGCAAAGATAATATCACGACACTGATTAGCTACATCACGATGTTCCTTTTGTGTTGCAGAACCACAACGAATGTCAATGTAGTGTAGCCAGCTACGAAGAGTGCCATTCATGTACATCTTAGATATTGTAAGGCCCTCAGGGAGAAGCTTACGAGCAACTTCCTTAGCGATACCTTTATCTAGAGCACTAGAATACAAGAACTTAGCTTCATCAACTAAACGTCGTTGAGCTCCTTCCCACCAGTTTTGAATGCTGATATCATCACTGTATAAACTGTTCTGACGATTCTTAGTATCCTGCATACGAGCTTGAGAGTTCTGAATGAACCCCTCAGAGACTGCGTAACGCTGTGAGAACTCTTGGAAGGAGAAACTACGGTGACGTAAGATCTGACGAGCAATATCACGAGTAACTTCAATCTCCATACAGACGTTCACCATCTCAAACGGACTCCAGTGCTTGTTCTCAATAAGGTACTTGAGTAACTTCGGAGCAGTAGCAGGGTTGTTCTGGTTTCCCGGATTTGACACACGGGCCATACGAGCAACTAGGTTCTCCGCATCCGGGGTTACCCATATTAATTTCACCTGACTCATTTATTTGTTCCTTCTGTTGGGTTGATTCGTTCTCCATTACTTACCTTTCGTCTACGTTCGTTAATCCAGTGTTCAGGAATTGTCTTATCGGCGTATTCAAAACCGTTCTTAACACACCACTGAGCATACGTTGTACGTGAACCCTTAGCTAACTTTTGATTGCTATTGGAAAACACAAAACGAATATCCAAATGTGGTTGTTGCCGTTTGATCAGCATGTGTTTCTTACGGTCTGCTATGAGAAAACGTCCCTTAGTCTCTACGATGATTCCATTATCAAGCACAAAATCAGGAGTATACTGGTGCTCACTCGCTGGCTTGATATACTTGATCTTGATCTCTTCATAGGTAAAAGGAACGCCTGCTTCAGTTAAAGCCTTAGCGACATCTTCTTCAAGACCGCTACGCCACCCATGCTTCAAAGCATTCGCTCGTTTACTACTTGTTGTCTTTCGAGTGACCATTTAAAGCTTAGTCCTTTTGTATTGATGTAACAAAGCACCGAAGGCGTCAACGAATACCTCATCGTGCTGCGTATGTCCCATAGAGAACATAATTGCATGAACTAACTCATGACAGAATGTCTGTTCAGTGAAGTTTTTGTTCATACCTGCACGAATACGAATGGTTTGATTAGCACAGTCACAAGTACCGTACTCACTCATATCCTCTACGTACTTGACGTTCCACTGACACCCAACGAGATAGAAAGATAAGGGCACGTTTGGTTTGGTGTTCTTCGTAGCCATAGTAGGTTCAGATTTTCATCGACACGAAGTTGATTACCATCGTAAGCTTTGAGACAAGCGTCATAGTATTCCCTTTCAGTTTTACAATCCTTTAAAAGCTTTTCAGCTCTCTTAGGCCCAATGTCTTTCAAGCCAATGATATTGTCAATACGATCTCCTGTGAGCACCTGTGTGAATAAGTTACGAAGACCTTCTTCTTCAGTAACGTAGTATTCCTCATGCTTCACGAAGTTGTAATGCCAACCTGCAACTTGATCTAGGTCTTTGTCAATAGAGACAATCCATCCGCCTGTCTTAGTAGCCTCAATAGCTACTGCATCATCTGCTTCCTGTCCTTCTACCAGTTCTGCACCAAGGCGCTGGAGATGTTTACGGATAGCTTCATAATGGAGAGGCTTCGTTGCTCCTTTACGATTCCCTTTGTAAGGCTCAGTGACTGCAATCTCGTTTCTAAAGTTTGTCTTGCCTGTGATGTAAGCTTTGTAATCGTCACATCGTAGGTTATCAAAAACAAGCTTATTAACTAAATGAGTCACTCTACCTAAACAGATCTCTTCTGAGACACCATTAGATGCAAACCCAATTCTGTAAGTAATCAAATCTGCATCTATGATGGCTAAGCGAGGCTTAGAGGGCTTCGTCATCCGTAGATGCGTCTGGTACATATGTCTTCACTTCAGTGATAGTCAAAGACTTCAGAGAAGGAGCATTACCGTGCTTAGATGACATACGGTGAGCGTATGAGCTAACAATAGCTACACACTTAGAGCCATTACCCAAAGCTTCGATAGGCACTTCTTTCAAGTCATCACCTGTAGGCTTGAACAAGTATTTGCTCTTAGCGACAATGAAGTTACCCATTGCATCTTTATGCTTTACCTTAATACCAAGACCAGTGAGCTTAGCTGCGTCATCATCACTGATGTTACCAAGGGTACATTCATAACGATCATTGTCGTTATTGAAGGCTTTGTTGAACTCAGCCATCCACTTTGTCCAAAAGAGTTCTGCATTGATCTTCACGGGTTTCAAATCTGACATATATCTAGTTTCCTATTTAAGGTTAGGCCGACGCTGTTACAGCTTTAGCCTCGGTGGTTTCCACTTGCGTGGGGTTTTGAGCAATTGCTTGCTCTTCAATTTTCTTCAACAGCATGAAAGCGCCTGATTTAGTTGGCAGCTCTCCGAGCACTTGAAGAATAAATTGTACTTCGTTTGGTTCGAGATTGATGTTCATATCATTTCCTTTTCTTTCAGTTGGTTAATGAGTTTCTTTCCAATTAGCCCCAATCTTGTATTCCCCATCAAGAGGACATCTAAGATTATAAGCGAAACCTGCTTCAATGATAGCTTGTTTGCCTGCTTTACCTACTAAGTCAGCAATGTCTGCTTTGCATTCTATCTGAAATTCATCGTGGACGTTAGCTACGAAGCGTGCATCCCAATTATTCTTCTTGATTGTATCATTTAAGATACACAAAGCTTTCTTCATCACGATTGCACCTGCCCCTTGAAGCAAGCTATTGAGTGCCGCATGTTCACTACGAACCCAAATCTTACGACCATCAAGCCCCGGTACATAGCCCTTGGACGCATATACGGATACTTTATCACGTAGACGCTTGATAGCGGGAGTCCCTTTAAGAAAGGCATCGATAAGTCTTTGTCCATCCTTAGCACTACCACCGACAATTTGTCCAACCTTCGCTGCCCCTGCTCCATAAAGCCAGCCGTAAATAAATGTCTTCGCTTGGTCACGTGTTTGTAATCCGGCTGCTTTTTGATTAATCGTGTGGACATCCGTACCTTCTTTAGACGATCCTTCACAGACAGTCTTGACATATCCTTCATCCTTCATGTAATGAGCCAGCATTCGTAGCTCTAAACCACTTGCATCACATCCTACAAGGACGTTACCTTCTTCAACTGTCCAACACTGACGACACTCAGGACCATAAGGTGAGCCTGAGTTAGGAATCTGAGCCATGTTAGGCTTCATGTGAGTCATACGACCTGTTACAGCACCATTGGTAATCACACGTCCATGTACTCTACCATCAGCAGCTACAACTTCCAACCAAGACTCAATCTGAGCAATACGTTTCTGTAACATAAAGTACTCAGCAATCATCTGAGCCTCAGGCCACTTGAGTCCTTGCAACGTAGATTCATCAACGATCACTGAACCCTTCTCAGTTTTCTTAGTTGGTTTCCACCCAAGACCGATGAGCTTATCAGCTACCTGTTGTCTCGATGCTGGATTAAAGGTAATGATCTCACTCTTGAGCTGCTTACCTGTCTTCTCAGATACACGTTCCTTCTCATATGGAGGCCATGTCTCTTGCATCTTGTCGTTGATAGCGCCCATCTTCCCTTTGAGTGCAGAGAGAAGACAAGTAGCGTGAACTACATCGAGCTTGAATCCGTTACGTTCTTGCTTAGAGATGATAGCGGCTACATTATGTTCAAGAATGACGCTGTCATCACTAAAGCCTTTGCTAACAACATCCCCGCTAAGGCGAGAATAAAGAGACACAAGGACACTGACATCACGGTTGCAATAAAACTCAAGAAGCTGCTCAATAGGCGCGTCAAAGCATTCTCCATCATAGTCTTCCCTTCTGTTCATCATCCATTGCCACGTTGCTTTGTAGTCCAGCTTCTGAACCCCTAGCTCTTTTCCCCAAGCGTCCAGCGAGTGTCCGTTCTCCTTCGTTGGCTCTAGTAATCGTGAGACCACTAGAGTGTCATAAGCTTTTTTAAGGCCTATCTTAGTTCCCCATAGCTTATTTAGTAGAGGAAAGTCAAACCCAATCCCATTATGGGCTGCAATTAAGTCAGCATCTTTGAGATAGTCCCATAGACCCTCACCTGATCGCCACACACGAACTTCACCGCTATCAATGTCTTGAGTGACAGCTAAGTGAATGATCGTGTGAGCCATGTTAGTTTCACAGTCGATTGCAATACGCTTACGTTGCACTGTCATTTTAAGTTGCAAAACAGTCCATACTGCGCTACCGCATATCCTAGCCAAATAGCCATGTTAGCGTACTCACCTTTAAGGCCCTGTAACGTCCCAACGATAGCGTAACCGATGCCTGTAGCACCTACGATAATCATTTCAATCATTTTCTTTCTCCATATCATAAAGTAATCCGGTATAAAAGCCAGCTACAACTTGAAAAATTAAAAACAAAACAGGATTGAGATACTCAAAGAATTCACGTTCAGTCATGTGTTCTTCCTTTTTAACATTGCTTCAACATCTTCCATTAACTGTCGAGCTTCTGGATCTGCAAGTGCTTCACAAGGATCTGCACTAACTAAACACTCATTTCGTTCTTCATCTGTTAACCCTTTCCAGTTAGCGATAGGTTGTGTAGTATAAAGAAGAGTCCCTATACGAGGCCAATCATCTGTAAGCCCTTGTAGCCGAGGCCCTTCAATTCCCCAATCAATCACTTTAGCAACAGGTCGATTGAGTTTATTGGTCATAGTTCCTCCATCACAGTCTCAACCATACGACCTGTTTTGCTATCGTAAAGAAGACTACAAGCGGGGCCAGTGGCTCCTGTGTACCTGTTCTTTGCAACAGCGACTTTCGTGGTGTTACGCACCATTGGATCATCACTCATTGAATTTCGCTCAAGGGTAATTACAGCGTCTGAAAGTTGTGCAATAGATCCTGAACCACGTAGTTGTGAAAGTGTGACAGCTTGCCCGTCCTCGTGGCCTTTATCAGTTGAAGGACGTTTCAAGTGGCTAACACAAATCAATGTTATTCCTGTTTCTTGAACGAGAGTTCTCAGTCGTGTCATCATAACATCAATTGATTTACGCTCATCGTTATTATCAATACCGCTAACAAGAATAGAAAGATGGTCAAGAAAGACCACACGACAATCACAAGACTTGGCCATATATCGAATGCGGTTAAGCACGTTGTCAAGAGCAATGGAGCCAAAGTGATCGAACAGATAAACACGATTAGTGCCCAAAGTAGCATCGAATGCCTCCTTCAATTCAGCCTCAGTTACCTCGGTGTCCGGTAAGTGGAGTTTCTTATTTGCGTGTAGTGACATGATAGAACGAGCTGTCTTACGAACTGACTCCTCTAAAAACATACCGCCTACATTCCATTTAGTCGTCGTAAGTATGGTGAATAAAATTTCGCGTAAGAATTGACTTTTTCCCAATCCTGACCCCGCTGTGACTGTGATGAGTTCTGCTGAGCGTAGGCCATATAAGAGTTCATTGAGTCCCTTGAATGGATAAAAGCATTCTGCAACTGGCTCTGGTGTTGCAACGGCTTCCCATAACTCACTTGCTGCAATGATGCCATCAGGTCGAAAGGATTCTGCACGCCACCAAGCATTGACGTATTCCACGGATTTCCCGGATATGAGATAATCGCAGGCATCTTTACACTCCTTCAAATGTTTCACAATTTTAACTTTATTACCGAACAGCTCAGCTACTTCTTTAGCTGCTTTCTGGCCCGGCTCATCAGCATCAAAGCAGATCACGATAGTCTCGAAGCTATCAAGGTACTCATACTGTGCTTTACAGTCCTTAACAGCCGCGGAAGCCCCATTACGGATGCTTACAGTAGGCCATTTTGATCCTGTAAGTTGATAGCTTGCAAGAGCATCTAACTCGCCTTCAACAATCGTAATATATTTACCTTCTTTCTGAAACAAGTTCTGCCCAAAAAGAGTAGCTTTGTTAAAGTTCCCTGCAATAGAGAACATCTTGTTCTCTACAGATCGGATCTTTTCAGCTACCTTAGCGCCTGTTTCATCGTAATAAGGATAATAGTGCTTACCATCATATTGAGTAACACCAAAGTATTCACAAGTATCACGTGAGATGCCTCGATCTACGATGGCTTTAATGTCACCTGTCTGTTTCATCTGAAATACCTTAATTGTTGTTGGTTTTGTTTGTACTTGCTCATAAGTACCTTCGTTTTCGTATCTCTGACATGAATGACAAAATGAATGCCCATCATCATAGAAACTGTTGGCATCACTTGAACCACAACGCTCACAAGGGCCGTGACGAAGGAACTTACTTGCAACCTTTAGATTAGTAGTCATCTTCTAAGTCCTGTCTCGCACCACAATCATCACATTGTCCGTAGTTCCAATGAGCTTGACGATACATAGGACCGCCACACATCTCACAAGTCCACTCATCATCCTCGTCGCTCTGTTCTTGTGTGTCTTCGTAGTCTTCATTCATAGCTGTTTCCTTTTTAGATTTAAAAATTAGATCCCAATTATCTCGGATCTTACTTGCATCTTCCTTACGTCTTCCTGAGCCTTTACCGCCGTCGCTATAGGTACTCATACTACTGTTGTTCCTGTGCTGTCTAGTTGAGTCATTGGTTTTTCTCTTTGAGTTTGGCTTCGACTGCCATGAACCAGTCACGAAGTGTTGCGTATGTTCCAACAATACTCATGCTTGCCATATCCTCATCCGTCAGTCCAATCCATGTGCGCTGTGTCGCTTCTTCAAAGTCTGCTCTGATGCCTGCAAGGTTCATTTGCAGGTTCATATTGCGCTTGATGATTTTCTCAACGTCTTCGTCTGTCATGGCTTACTCCTTGATGCTGTGGGCGGCTTCGATGGCACGAACAAGATTTACGGTGTCTTCATGTGGCGAGATTCCAATACACGTTACTCGTGCAATTCCAATAATCTGCTCATCCGTCAGCGGTTTGGGCTGTGCCGTCCGTGACTCCGTCACATAAGGTACGGGTGGATGTGTGTAGAGAGGAACATTGTGCAAACGTGTTTCTACCCAACTAAATGCAAACTCAGGAGATTGCTCAAATTCAACATCTTGAACCCACGCCACAGGCTCTACCTGTTCATTGCTTTGTTTTCCACAATTTTTACACTTGGTCCCACAATAAAGTGGGTGATTGCAGTGTTTACATCCCTGTTCATTGCTTTGCTGTGCCTCAGTAGTCAACTGTTGGTTGTCAACTACTAATGCTTTTTTGATGGCGGTGATGACTTCTTCCTGACGTTCAGTTGGCCCACGCCATTCACCTAAGTAAACGTCTTCAACAAAATCAAGCGCCAGCTCAAGTGCTTTTTGTTCTTGTGTTGTCATTTCAGCACCTCATGTTCTAACGCTTCCATTGTTTCGCTAAGTTGCTCATGCAAATAATCAGGGAATGGCGTTTTATTTGAAAATCCCCAAGATTCCAAAGCCGACAATAGTTTGATGATTTGCAATAGTTGTTCTTTAGTCATTACATTGGGCTTTCTGGCAGTTGTGCGCGTTGTTGTTGCGCGTGTTCTTTGATTTGCTTCTGTGTCCATGGGACTAGTGGATAGTTGAAGGGCCAAGTCATGCTTCACCTCTTGCTCGGATTGCTGCTGCACATTGCTCTGCTTCATCACACGTATCATCTTGCGGGTCAAAAAGACTTTCACATACTTTTGCACACGCCTCACGCTCTTTAGCTGACGCTGCGCTGGCTACCAGTTTGGCAAAGGCTATAAAGTTTTCTTTACAAAAATACCAGATTTGATCTTCTTCCAAAACGAAGCTGTCATCTAATTCCATTCCAGCCTGTCTAGCCAGCTCAATGATTTCATCTTGTGTCATACTTCACCTATTTCTTATAAAGTAACTGAGTCCCATTTACTGAGATCTTGAATGATATCAGCTAAAACGCTTTCAGAGACACCTTTGTAGGCTTGGTAGCCTTGAGTACTAGACTTCAAAGATTCGAGCATTAAACAGGCATCTAAGCCTTTTAAAGCACATTTGTGTGCAAAGACTTGCTCTGGTTTAGACAAATCATATTCGAGAATCGCTTTTCCACTCATTTAAGACTCCTTGTTGTCACTTAAGTGACACCTTGATTAACGTTAAGACAAATACAAATAGGCTAATTACCATACATTCACTCCGTTCACCATGTTTTGTCCCCCATAGCGATCCTTAAGTCACCTATGACCTTTTCGTAACCATAGACAACAATTAGCTCCACGAAATCATTGATTGTATGGACATAGTGAGCTTCTTGCATCATGGTGTCTAAGTCCTCATCACTGTTTAGAGGTTTAACTCTAAATTCTTGTTCACTTGTAGACAAAATCTCAGTTACAATTTTCTTCATAGTTTCCCCTCTTTACTTTTAAGACTACTTAGTATTCTTCTTAAGTAGTATATAAATAGTGTATTAACTTCTATGTTCTTAGACATCATAGTCATCACCAGAGAACTTCATAGATACATCATAGTCATATAGTGCATCAAAGTCCTCTAGGGAAGCTCCTGTGTCCATATCGTCATCTAAGTCATCAACAACATCTAGATCTTGCTCAGTGATTAAGTCTTTTCTGTCGATAGTAGGCACAAATGGCTTCACATCTTCAAAACAGACCTTGCATAGGTCGATGAACTGGAACGTATGTGCGTTACGACGAGTAGATTCAAACTCAGTCAGTAAACGATCGCAGGCTGTACAGTGCATTTTTAGTCCTTAGGGTGTTGCGGAGTTAGTCCAGAGGCTTCCAAAGCCTTCTAGCATGGTTTTAATCGATTCTAGCTATGGTTTGACACCATAGGTGCATCTGGTAAGCGCTTGAGTTGTTCCTCTGCGTACTTTCTCTGTTCCTCAGGTGTCCACGGTTTAGGCGGGAAAGACGGAAAAGGCCAGTCATTGATTACCATAAGTCCTCTGCAATGATGTAGGCGATACAATAGCAGACAAAAAACGTAGCCATGATTTATCCCCAAAGATAGACGGAAAGCCCTCTAGAGGGTGTTTCCCATCGAAATAGACGTCTTGCAATAGCGTTGGTGTTTCCTCTAGATCAATGTAGATCGTCAATGGTTTGTAATTGTGTCGTTCATAGGCGAGATCGTAGGCGTGACTCTCCGAATCAGCTTCTAGCGTATAGTCGTCTAAGTAGTTTCCGTTGGTGTCTTCAACGTATACATTGTAAGTCTTCATTCTTTTTTTCTCCAATACGTCGTAAATATCCCACAGACCGTCAGGCAAAGCAGTAAAACTACTTCCATCCATGTTTTCAGCGATCATCCATGCGTGATCCTCACTATCTGCCTCAATTTCACAGACTAGCGTTGTTGTCATATGTGCAATTACTTTATAAGTCTTCATTCTGTCACCCCTAGATCATAGCTAAGATTGTCCAAAGTGTCTCCGAAGTTATCCCATTCTCGCCAATAGTCTAGATCATCAGCGTCTACCATCATGGTCAGCATAGGTGAGTACTTTTCCATTACCTTCTTGGCTTGAGACAATAGATAGATCAATTCATCCCTAGTCGATGTCAGTTCGTCAGCTAATGGATTGCCTTCACGCCATAGGCGACGCTCTAGATTGATAAATTCTTGATTGCTTAGCATTGTTTATTCCTTTACATTAAGTTTTTCAGTCAAAGGCTCAATTGTCATTTTGTACCAGTGTGTTGGCTTCCCCCGCTTAGCCCAGCCGTATTGAGTGATCAGCACCTTAGAGTCATACTCTGGGTGATTGTCAATCCGTGACCTTTGCACTGGATGATTTCCTTCTAGATCATCGCCCATATCAGATAACATGGTTAAAACTCCTCATTGTTTCTTTTAACGTACTTGCTTAGGTGTCGTTCAGGGTCACATACGCCATCAACAATCCAATCCCCTGCGTCAATGGCTGAACGTACTGTTTCCAGTAAATCCCAATATTCATCGAAATAGTACTTTGCAACGTTGCTCAGGTCACGTACTGATTCCATTGTTACGGGCACAATAGCCCCTGCCTTGAGGCATTTAAGCGGATATTCAGGCATGTTTTACCCTTTCAGTATTTGAGTGCCACAAACGGGACAATCGTTAGTGAATTCACCGATTAAACCCCCGATATTAGACACAGTTTCACAATGAGGACAAACAACGAGATCAGTGTTCGACAGTGCCTCGTTGATTTCCTCCACTGTTAGCCCTAGATTGTGCTTTAAAGTCTCGATTGTCTCGCCCTGAAACAATGCCTCAATAATTTGAGTGTTTGACATATTAACGGCTCTCCACTGTAGAGACAGCAAAACAGAAGCAATAGCCCTTACCGTCCGCGCTGTCACCGTAGCGCATATCATCTAATGCCCAGTCTAAATTGTGTTTAGACACTAAGGCTTTGACGGCCTCAAAATGTGCTCTAACGCTGTCGAACTCATGAGGGAACCCAATGGTAGCGGTGAATCCCTTAATGTCACCGTAGCCCGTGGTGTACGCTTTGATTCGTGCCCCGTGTGAATTTGTAGGGCGAATAAATTTAGTGTGGATTGCAATCATGGTGTTAATCCTTAACAAGTGTTGATGATCGGTACAGTGTACCCCATAAGAGCCACATAGTAGCCCTTATAAGTTAGACTGTTAAGCCGTAAGCCAAACGACAATCAGTGCAACAAAGCCTAGAATGTAGATTACTTTGTCATAGTTTTTCATTGGTGTTTCCCCTTATTGTTGATTAGTAGTTGTTGTTCACGTATTCTGTAAGAGCTTCGATGCCGTCGTTGATCGAGGCAGTATGCGACAGCTTAGTGAGTAATGTACAGAATCCATCATCATCCAGTAACAGTGAACGATTGACGCATGTGTTACCGGATACAGTGTCTAACATGATAGACGCTTTAGTAACATTGATATTGAGGGATAAATTTTGAGTAGTCATTGCTAATCCTTTGCAAGTTGTTTGTCGGTTGACGTATGTTATATTGCAAACACCGTGCCAGCTACTTAAATGTAACACTACAGTATTAATATTGCTTACTTATTAATCATTTGTTGTAAAAATACAACACTTATGACTAGAATGATGCACTAAGTTGGTGATAATCTGCACTAACATGAATAACTTGTGTATAACTTTACACTATCTTGGTGCATATTTGCTTACACCGTTGTAAGTTTCACATTGTGGTGTCTAGGTGTTTACCCTAAGTAGTGCTTAATAGGTGCATCATTGCCCTACACTGTCTCTTTTATACAACACTTTACTGACTCATTGGTCATTAGTGAACCTGACTAGAGCCTGACTTAGTACCTTTGATGTAACATTGATGGGGGGGAGGGGGTATCGACTTAAGTTTACTTTTGTGGGAGCCTCCTAAGTACACAAAAAAGAGCATAGAAGAATGTCTCCTAAGTACACAAAAAAGAGCATAGAAGAATGTCTCTTAAGTACACAAAAAAGAATAATTAAGAAAAGACATAAAAGAACTAAAAAGTCTAATGAAATCATAGAACTTAACATAATAATTAGGGACAGGTTAGATCATAAAAGTAAATCTGCTCACAGGAGCCTTGCATAGACCACATGAGCAACTACAAAGTGGACACAAGAGCCCTATGAAGATATAATGTCGCATAGGAGACAATAGACATAAATAAATACAAATAAAGCTTGACATTTAAGAAAAGCACTGTACAATATTCTACATAGGTTATCCTATCAGGAACTCAAATGAAAACTAAGTAGACAGGCTACTTAGCTAATACAGGAAGTTCTTAATGAGTTACTAAGTTGATGTCTTCTCGTCCATGTTGGACACAAGAGGGCAATAAGTAAGTAATACTTCATTAAGATTCCTGCTTTAAAGTAAATTACTAAGTAACTTTATAGTCTCTACTTATGAGACGCTAAGACCATGTCCTAATAGAAAGGATAAACATGGATAATACAACTACTGAAATTCAAACAAGAGGCAGAGGTCGTCCTAAGAAGGGTGAGATCGTAGCCAAGAAGTCTAAGAATAGAGGTACTTTAGGTCGCCCTAAGGGTGATAAGGCTATCATTGATGAGTACAAAGCTCGTATGCTTAACTCACCTAAGTCCGCTAAAGTCTTAGAGACTATTCTTAATGCTGCTCTTAATGACGACCATAAGAACCAAGCTGCTGCGTGGAAGCTAGTAGTAGATAGGATCATACCCGTCAGTGCATTCGAACAAACAAAGCAAGGCTCTAGTGCTCCTACTGTTAGCATTAACATTATGGGTCTTGGTCAAGCTACAACAGAAATTATTGATAATGATGTTTCGTATGACATCACGGATGTAGAGGTTAAAGATGACGAGTCTTAACTTCGAGTTGCTCAAATGGCAACAGACTGTTTTTGCTGATAAGCATCGTTTTAAAGTGGTTGCTGCAGGTCGTCGCTGTGGTAAGTCTAGGCTTTCCGCAGTGACCCTGCTCATTGAGGCTCTGAACTGTCCTGAAGGCTCTGCTGTGATGTACATAGCCCCTACCTTAGGACAAGCTAGAACCATTATGTGGGATCTCTTGAACGACTTGGGTAGACCAGTTATTAAGTCTTCTCACGTGAACAACCTTGAGATTACTCTAGTCAACGGTAGAAAGATCTTAGTACGAGGCGCTGATAATCCAGACAGCCTTCGTGGTGTCTCTCTTACCTATGTCGTACTAGACGAATGTGCCTTTATTAAAGAAGACACGTGGCAAAAGATCATTCGAGCTTCCCTTTCTGATAAAAAAGGTAGGGCACTATTCATTTCCACTCCTAGCGGACGTAATTGGTTCTACGATCTCTTTCACCTAGGACAAGAAGAACAAGATGAAGAATGGCTGTCTTGGCACTTTACGACCAAGGACAATGAAACCATTGATCCTAAGGAAATTGAAGCTGCTGAACGTACTCTAAGTTCCTTTGCATTTAAACAGGAATACTTGTCTTCATTCGATACAGCTGGATCTGATCTTTTTAAAGAAGAGTGGCTAAAATACAAACCTGAGCCTCAAGATGGTGATTACGTCATCGCTATTGACTTAGCTGGTTTTGAAGATGTGGCTAAGAATGCGGGAGCTTCTAAGAAACGTCTCGATGAATCGGCTATCACTATCGCTAAGATCAGGGATAACGGTGATTGGTGGATTAAAGACATCATTCACGGTCGTTGGGATATCCGAGAGACAGCAGCCAAGATTCTCCTAGCTGTTAAAGAACATCGCCCAACAGCAGTAGGAATTGAACGAGGGGCCTTAAAGAACGCAGTGATGCATTACTTAGAGGATCTAATGCGCAAAAACAATACTTATTGCCATATCTCAGATCTGACACACGGTAACAAAAAGAAGACTGATCGTGTTGTCTGGGCCTTACAAGGTCGTTTTGAACACGGTCGTATTTCCTTGAACAAAGAAAAGTCATGGAAAGAGTTTGAAGATCAGTACATTATGTTCCCTGCCACAGGTGTACATGATGACTTGATTGACTCCTTATCTTATGTCGATCAACTTGCTGTAACTAGTTACAATACAGATTATGACGAAGATGAACATGAAGTTCTCGATATTATCTCTGGCTATTGACAAAAGTACTAATTTCTGATACAGTCCGCTTTACTTATGGATTACTGCCCACTGCCTCTCCAAAATAACAAGCTCAACATTGCTAATCATCTTAAAACGATTAAAGAGCACGGGTTAGGTCCGGCTGATCCTAGACAGTCAAACGTTTCTTTTTGGAAAGATAAAGGCAAGACTTGGGGTATTACAGAAGGTGACGCACGTGGTCGTCTCTGTGCAAACTGTGAACATTACATCAATACTACAAAAATTCAAGAATGTATTGATTCCGGTCAAGCAGCTAAGTTTAAGACTTCAATGGTTGATCCTTCGCTGGTTGACATTGAAAGCAAGCCGGTAGCTTACTGTATGCTTTACGATATTACCTGTAGTCCTGTGCGTACTTGTGACTCCCAAGAGCTAGGTGGCCCTATTGACGATGTAAAGTACGAAGCTATCAAAATGGCTAAGGCACTTAAAGACTCCAACTTTGACTTTGAAGAATTTGATGATCCTTTCAAAGACTCTACCTTAGATTAAGGATACTAATGGCTAACGAAGATATTACCCCTATTGATAAATTAGGGCAAGCTGAATTTCAAGAACCTACTGAATCCGATAAAGACTTGGTAGAGTTCGTCACAGGTCACTGTGATAAATGGCGTGATTATCGTGATACCAACTTTATTGAAGCTTGGGAAGAGTACGAGCGTATCTTCCGTGGTCAATGGGCTGCTGAAGACAAGACTCGTGAATCTGAGCGTTCACGTATAATCTCTCCTGCCACTCAGCAGGCTGTAGAGACTCGTCACGCTGAAGTGATGGAAGCTATCTTCGGTCAAGGTGAATATTTCGATATCGCAGATGACATTAAAGACGTCAACGGCTCAGCAATTGATGTCGATAGTCTTAAAGCTCAAATGATGGAAGATTTTGCTAAAGATAAGATCCGTAAGTCTATTGACCAAATTGAATTGATGGCTGAGATCTACGGTACAGGTATTGGTGAAATCGTAGTTAAAGAAAAGACTGAATACAAACCATCTACACAGCCTATTCCCGGTGTTCAAGGCCAAGCAGCTATCGGTGTGATGGAATTCAAGCGTATCGCTGTCGAAATCGTCCCTATCAACCCTAAGAACTTTCTCTTTGATCCTAATGGAACAGTCGTTGAAGATTGTATGGGGGTGGCGATTGAGAAGCCAGTAAGTTTCTTCAAGATCGTTGAAGGCATGGAAAAAGGCATTTATCGTAAGGTGGAACTTAGTCCTGTACCTGCTGACCAAGACTTGATTACTTCGGATGACGATGAGACTTCATATCAAGATGGTCAAATCACTCTGTTGACTTACTACGGTTTGGTTCCACGCGAATACCTTAAACAACTTGAGAACGAGAATGGTGAAGTAGCTGACTTGTTTCCTGATGATTCCCCGCAAGACGAGTATTCTGATTTAGTAGAGGCTATTGTCGTTATCGCTAACGGCACTACTTTGCTCAAAGCTGAAGAGAATCCTTACATGATGAAGGATCGTCCTGTTATCGCCTATCAAGACGATACAGTACCTAATCGTTTCTTGGGTCGTGGGACGGTTGAGAAGGCCTACAATATGCAAAAAGCCATTGATGCTCAACTGCGTAGCCAACTCGATGCTATGGCGCTTACAACAGCTCCTATGATGGCGATGGACGCCACACGTATGCCTCGTGGTTCCAAGTTTGAAGTTAAGCCCGGTAAAGCTATTCTAGTTAATGGTAACCCGGCTGAAATCTTGTTCCCATTTAAGTTCGGTCAGACAACTGCTGATAATGCTTCTGCAGCTCAGAACTTTGAACGTATGCTTTTGCAAGCTACAGGGACACTCGATTCTCAAGGTTTGATTTCTAATGTGGCCCGTGATGCAGGTCAAGGCGGTATGTCAGCTGCTATGGGTACTATTATTAAGAAGTATCGTCGTACACTGACTAACTTCCAAGAAGACTTCTTGATGCCTTTCATTAAGAAGGCAGCTTTCCGCTTCATGCAGTTTGACCCTGAGCGTTATCCTTCAGTTGATATGAACTTTGTTCCTACAGCTACTTTGGGTATCATGGCTCGTGAGTACGAACAACAACAGTTGATTGGCTTGCTACAGACCCTCGGACCTAATACTCCTGTTTTGCCTTTGATCTTGAAAGGTATTCTGCATAACTCTAGCTTGTCAAACCGTGCTGAATTGATGCAAGCTCTCGATAAGATGAGTCAACCAGATCCTCACGCACAACAATTGCAGCAACAACAACAGATTCTCCAGCTCCAAGGCCTGCAAGCTCAGATTGAATTGGCAGCTTCTCAGACTAAACAAAACGATGCTGATGCAACTAAGACTTTGATTGAAGCTCAACTGAAACCTAAAGAAGTTGAAGCTAAACTGGCATCTATGTTGACTCAAAATTTGCCTAATAATGCAGATTTAGCTAGTCAAGAGTTTGACAAACGTGTTAAAATTGCAGAACTAATGCTTAAAGAAGCTGACATCAAAAACAAATCTAAGATTGTTGAGATGCAGATGCAAGACAGCAAGAATAAAATGGGTGGAATGGAAGAAGATTTCCTCTCTAAACTGCAAGAGAAGCTAAATAATGGACATTAAGCAACTTACTCAAGAAGTTTTACTTAAAAACATGACTCCAGAGCAGCAACTCGCTGTTTTGGATAGTGTTACAGCATCTGTAAAAGAAGCTAAAGCAATTCAGAAACAAAAGATTGCTGAAAACGTTGATTTAGTGCTCCAAGCTTTGAAGCGTATCGAAACAGATATGCTCGCTCGTGTTCAGAACTCCTCAAAAGCTGTTGAAGCCCGAGTTAAGACCATTAAAGACGGTAAAGATGGTGTAAATGGACTTCAAGGAGATAAAGGTGACAAAGGTGATCGCGGCTTTGATGGCAAAGATGGTCGTAATGGACGCGACGGCAAGGACGGAAAAGACGGGGTTGATGGGGTCGATGGTATTGGCGTGTCTAACGCTCATATTGATTTCGATGGCTCTTTAATCATCACTCTTTCAACAGGTCAAGAACTTAATGTCGGTGAAGTAGTCTCTCCTGATCTAGCCGATAAGATTAAAGTAGTTGCCAACGGTGGCGGAACATCTCAGTATGTTCTCGATCTCATTGCTAATCTACAAGCTGAAATCAACGCTATCTCGCCTACACTGGTAATCACCGATACTTTTGTTGTTAGTTCACAAGCTCAAATGCTTGCGTTGACTACAGCTGAAAAAGGTGACATAGCTGTACGTACAGACCTTAGTAAAACCTTTATTCTTAAAGCCAGTCCTTACTCTACATTGAGTAACTGGCAAGAGCTCCTTACTCCGACAGACTTAGTAACCTCTGTAGCAGGTCGTACAGGAGCTGTAACGCTCACTACAGCTGATATCGGGGGCTTGGGCACTATCGCCACTCAGAACGCCAACAACGTGGCTATCACTGGCGGTTTGATTTCAAATACAATATTATCTGGCGCTACGATTGACAACTCAGCCCCTTACCTAAACTTTGCTAATGGTTCCGCTGTCACTGTAGCTGCTGGTCGTCTTTGGTATGACGGAAATACTGGCTCATGGAATGCTGGTATGGGCGGTGGAAACATTACTCAGCAGATTGGTGAAGAACTGTTTGTTTACGGTAAAGC